AATTGTAGTTAACACTTTCGGAATGTGCTTTAACGTCTGTCCGCTTTGTATCTTCGTCAACGTACTGACGTTCATACTCTTCAGAATTTGCGTTAAATGTCTGTGTCGTAAATCCTTCTAAACGGCAATAGCCGGTTGCCTTGTCACCAAGCTTGACTTCCAAAAATGCCAGCTTTTCTGACCGCTTTTTAAGTTTAAGTGCGTCAATTCCTACGCCCATTTTTTAAATACCTCCATGATTGTAAATAGGTGATTCGCAACTGAATTTGATAGCGTGATGTTTTTTCCGTCACCTCTACTGCATAACCGCTGCTAATCACTTGCATGCTTCTGACTGTTTTCCCTTCGCCAAACTCCGGATAGATCCCGGCATCATCGTTCTGCTCGACCCAATCAGCAAATTTTTCGTAAAATTCAGAGTTCTGAATGTTTTGTATAACATCTCGTCCATATGGTTCCCGGCTGGAAAATGTCAGTTCGATTTGTCGGATGCTGGAACCGTCCACATATCGCTTTACAATTTGCTCGCTGGGAAGGATGTCAATGGTGTATTCGATTGGGTCAACACCCAACCGGTCAACTCCTAAAATTCGCTGATTTTCCAGAAGGGGACAGGTGGAAAAATAGTCCCATACCGCCTGTACCATTGACAACAGCATCACTCTCCATCTATGATTTTTTGTGCACCCGATGCAATAGCGTCACCATGTGCAAGCATCGCTCTTTTTACCCAATAACGTCCACGCTTACCGCTAGACCGTCCCTTGTAATATTGCTTTTTTGCATATGGTGCAAGATACCGAATCCGACCACTTCCGATTTTTGTTCCCAAAATCCCAGAGTCTCTAAGCATACCTGTTTTAAAAGGTATGTAAGGATCACTCTTACGCAAGACCTCACTGTCAACAAATTTCTGTGCTTTTTTGATCCGCTCCGAAAAAAACTTTTCGGAGGGCATTTTGATTTTGAAACCTGTTATCAATTAGCTGTCACCTCGATATGTTGCACCGCCGCAGAGCCATACCGACAATCTGCCACCGCTGTGATTGTATGTTTATTTGGCAATGATTGGATTTTGTGAATGCTTTCAGAATCCGGAACAATGCCACGGAAAAGAAGGTCGTCCTTTGATGGGATAAAATCGGCTACAGACCCAACAGGAATGCAAACATAAATGCTGTCACTCTGCTGCACCTCTTTTTCGCTTTGACGACTGCCAATCGTTTCTTCCCAGTAAACATTCTGGATGATATGGCGACTAAAAATAGGGATGTGATTAACTGCACCCTCCGAATGGTAAATTGTAACCGCATTGCAGTTCGTAAACATCAATCACACCCCCGATACATCAGCCCTGTGCGTCCTAAATACCGCAGACAAATGCTGTACAGATAATCCGAAACACTTTTGCCGCTCAGCAGAGCCGTCAGCGTTTCCGCTGGCGTGCTGTATGTCACGCTGTAATTGTGCTGTGTTTCGGATTTTTTCACACCACTGCCATCTGTGCTGGCATACACCTGTCGCTGCAACTCAAATACCTCTGCCAATGCACACGCACATTTTTTGACAGGTTCTGCAAACGGTTCCGGTATGTTACTGGCAAGCCGTCCGAAGGTCACATTGTCGATATAGTCGGATGCACGGGCGGCAGCCGTGCGAAATGCTGCCGCATCTGTAAACACCGTGCCGCAATAAAAGTCTTGGTAATAGGGAAAATCTGCATAGACTGCCATCCTTATACCTCGGTTCGCTTAACATAGACGGTTTTCGGCTTAGAGATACCAATCCCATAGACCTTTCGACCTTGTACCGCAGAAGATCCGATGTACTTGTTTGTCAGATTGTTGATGGCGACTGGAACAGACCATTCCTGCACCCGATGGCACCAGTTTGGGTGACCACAAATAAATTCTGTGGTGGTCTTCTTGCCGCCGACAATTGTAGTATCCTCGAACATCGTGTTGTTGGATTCAAAGACGTTATATCCTGCGATTCTGCCGACTACGCCAGACTGCACCAGTTCCTGGGATAAATCGCCCTGCCGGATGTAGTGGTCATCCGCCAGCAGGACTTCCATAAATTCCGGAGAAGCAATCAGCCAACGCCGTCCATCGTTCGGCACGCCCATTCGGGACTGTGTCCGTTTCGCAGCCAGAACTGCCTTATATGCGGTACTGTCGGTGCAGGCGGTTTTCGTTGTTGCAATGGTGATACCAGTTGTTTCTTCCAGTGCTCGGATAGATTTCGTATCCATAGACAGCCCCAGAGAGTAACCAGCACTGTCCAGCCGTTCCGCCTTGATGCCGTCCGGCACAGCAGCTGCTTCAAAACCGTCAATCATTTCATTAACCGCTTCATCATTGTCAATCGGCAGATTGAAATAGGTTGTAGAACCAGCAGAAATGTCTACACCATTCTGCCGGTCATACTTTTTCACTTCCACCTCAGTGTCCCGTACCGGCACCTTTACCATACCGGCTTTCGGGTCGCCTTCGTAGCGGTTGTTAAAAATGAGATTGTCCTTGGTGACGAGCGTCGCACGCAGCTTTTCGTCTACCAGCTTCGAGTATCGTTCCTGTAAAGCATGTGCCATAAGTAAATTCCTCCATTAGTTGTGTTTCAAATTTGGGTTCATAGCGTAAAAGGCAGACTCGACACCATCCATTGCCTGCGGTGTGCTGTGTGATGTCGGGGCAACCGCCGGATGATTTGGATTTAGCAAAAATGCATCCGGGCAGGTCTTTTTCAGTTCCTGCACCGCCTCTGTTCCGCCGATCAGCTCACCTTTGTCATCAAACTGCAGCTTTTTATCCAGCAACTGTCGTTTTAGATAGTCTGCATATACGGCATTGGTCATGCCCTGCTGCTGGACAAACTGATCCAGACGGGCACTGTATTCCTTCGCCTTGCGGTCAGCCTCTGCCTGCTCATACTTCTTTTGCCAGTCGGCAGCAGATTTCTGAATGCTTTCAATGTCCAGATCCTTGTAAGACTGGATGGTCTTGTTGGCTTCTGCCAGCTGTGTTTTGGTGGCTGCTGCAGCGTCCTGTTCTGCCTGGATGTCGGCAGTGTAAGTTTCGGTGATCTTCTGCACCGCACTTTCATCCGTCACACCAAGGCTTTCTAAAAACTTCTGGTCAATCATGTTCTTCCTCCTGTTCCTGCAATTCTTCCAGCGTGATCCAGCTTTCGCCCATGCTGTGAAGAAATGCGGTTACTTCTTCCTGCGTACCCGTGATTTCAATAGTCATATGCCTGCTCCTTTCTGATTTTGGGTATAAAAATACCGCCTCGCCGTAGCGGAGCGGTAAAAATTATTAAATTTTTATACCTTCTGATTTAGCCTCTTCTTCTTCAGCTAAATAATCCTCGTAAGCTTTCTTTACTTCGTCCGGTGCATTTGGGGATATGCCGCATAATCCGTCATCATCAAATTCCGCATAGTCCAACCATATTGGCATCTCTCTCATATTATCACGTTCCTTTTAAACTAATATATTTTTCTTTAGCTAGCTTAACTATTTCTTGCGAAAGTGGATTTGCCGATTCACCATTAGAAAAACAGTCAGCAAATGCCTCTGCAAAGCATTCTTGCTTTTTAGTTGCTCCATATCTCGAAACTGCGCTCATCAATTCGGACTGCTTTTTGCCTTTTCCATACGATATCTTTTTGATGTTCTTAACGGCTTTAGATACTATACCGCCTGACATATCTCCACGATTCCAAGCATATAATTTTTGCCACGGATAGTCAAAATTACTTTTTGAAAGCAATAGCCATTCAACTGCATGGCCTGTTTCATGAACGCCGATTGACGCAGGTGAACTGTTTGGTGGCCACCAACCTTTCGCAGAAGAATCTTCACACATCTTTTTAAATCCGGATACGTCTTTATAGTATTTCGGATTAAACTTGATTTCTTCGCCTGAGCAGCACATAACTCCATGTTTACCAGTACCTATTTTCTTTATATTATCACTAAGTTCTGGGAAATCGTCAAATACACTTTCGATACCTTTTAAAGTTTCACGAACAGTTTTAAAATCAAGCTGCTTTACGCTGTCATCGGTTGTAATGTTGTATTTGCTGCTCAAATATTTTTCAAGTTCATCATAATTATTTGTTTCTTCTACTCTCTTCATTATATCACTTTTGCCCGGCTTGTCAACAAGTCTGACAGGCTCTCTGGCCCCAGCCTTTTTCATGCGTTCAAATTCATCGTCAGAAACGTTCCACTTGGTCTTGCTCCACACGTTTTGTGCCTTTCTGTCGTTGAGGTATGTAACAGTACAGCCGCAGTTGTCGTGCCTGCGGTAAACGTCTTTGGGGACATCTTCGGGATAGTGATATTTACCTGCAAGTTTTGAACACCACTTACAGCAGCCACCATGATCGTTGCGAATGATGTAGCAGTCCAGTCCTGCATCAGAACGAAACTTCACGTTTTTTTGAACATAATCGTTGTAAAAACTCTCGGTGATGTTCTGCGCCGGAGCTGTCATTCGCCGTATCATCACTTCTTCTGCAATATCCGGTACAGAAGCCGCATTGACTACCGCCTGCACACGCTCGGTAGGGAAGGCAGCCTGCTGAGGTGTGATGTTTATGCCTGCTTGGTTGTCAAGGGCTTTCTGACATTCTGTTGCCGCAGAATTGATGATATCGTAGTTATCTTTCAACACGCCCGTGAGTATGGTATTGGCAATGTTGTAGTACATCTTGCCGTCAGGCAAAGCCGCTACGTTGACGTGTGCACCGATAGTCTGAGAGACCCTAAATCCGAGCTGTTTCGATAGCAGGGCGACTTCTTCCATTTTCGCAGTGCCGCCCTCTATTTTCTTCAAAACCGATTGAATGTACTTGTCGGCCTTGCACGTCTTTTGAAACTCAGCTCGTATTTTTTCAAGCAGTTCTGCACCGATATCAGCCATTGTTTTCACCCTCTATGCCTGTGAGCTGACGAATACCCTTTGCGCCTAGATAGTCAGGAACGGCCTGATTTATCTTCAAGATAGCGTCGCCCACACCCGAGAGTGCCGCAGAATCAGGTTCAAAAATAGGAAGCCACTGCGGTTTGATGTCACTGAAAGCATATCGCATATAGGCCATGTTATCACGAACGCAGGCGGCCAGATAAGCCACGTTAAGGAAACCACTGCCAAACGTTCTCTGCGCCTTGCGTGCGGTAAGCCTGAGATTTTCGTGCGCCGCACGGATAGCTTCACAGCTGGCAGGGTTGGATGTTGCAAACCCCAAATCGTCAAGAGTCAGCCCTGTTTCTCCGGCAAAAAGAGAAGCTATAGATTTAAGCTGCTCAGAGTATGGTGACATGGACTGCTGCTGAAACTGTCCGACAGTAGGATTGCCGCCGTCATCATCTTTGGTGATAGTCAGCAGTGAGGACATTGTTGCACCCCATTTGTCCATTTTCTCGGCATCATCCGAAAGACCAAGTATATATTTTTGTGGGAAACTGTAAAACTCGGCTGATACTTCCGACCGCCTGAGCGTTCTCATAGCCTCCTGCACAAGCTCCATGCACGCCCTTGATATCCTGCTGTGACCGAAAGGACGAACGGCGTCAGGGCGGTATATGATAGGTACAAGCAGAGGGTAAGGTGCAGGATTGTCATAGATCTCAACATCATAGCCTCTGCGATATATCTCTGTCTGTTCGGCTGTGAAGTAGGCTTCAATGGTGGGGTTGAAATTGTTGTCCCGGTCAAGCACTGCATAGCCCTCACGAAGCATATTTGTGATAGGGTCGATAATGCCAGTAGCGTTACTGCCATCAATGACCTGTAAGCGTGGATAGCCTGTTTCATCAGCCGAGATATACACAAAACAACAAGAGGACACCAACGCTGAGAGAATGGCTGAATCAAAGAACACGTCACGATTATTGTTGTCAAATATCTCGTTGACGTAGAAAGTGTTGTCCTCAAAGCTGTCAAATACTATTCTGTCCGCAAGGGTATCAACAGCTTTTGCACACCAGCCTAGCACAGGACGCATCCAGTTATAGCTTGGTGGTATCATTTTGCCCATGTCAGTAAGGCCGTTCTTCATGTGATAGTAGTCATAGCGCACATTGACCCTCGAAGCCTTTGAAGAAAGCTTCTTTTTCAAATATGCCATGCCTTTGTATTCGCTCATCTTGTATATCCTTTCCAATTATTTCAACTCTGCGAGAAATATAAGCAGTGCGGCGGTGAAGGTCTTTTTTGACCTCAAAAGGGGGCATACCCCCCATATTGTCAATAATTTGTTAAAAATTCTTCCAATCGTAGCATTGTGGTAAAATTCGGTTGGAAATCAGGTCAAGAGACTGGTCAAACACCTGTTTTTCCACCAATTTGTCAGATTTCTGGCGATTACAACACCAATGTGCCAACTGCAAGTTTGAAATGTCCGAAGGATGACCGCCTTTTGCAATGGGTATGATATGATCTATGCAAGCTGACAGTGGGTGCGGATATTTCAAGGAAAAATCAACAGGTTTTCCACAGATACCGCAGACTGTTTGGGTAGCATATATCTTTTTCTTGTTGATACGGAACTGCTGTTGGTGTGAACCGCTTCGGTCGGGTCTTGGTATTGGCATTGTATACCTCCGTGCAACGCAAAAGCGACCGCAAAATGCAGCCGCTATGTTATTTCTTTCCAAGCTTTATGAGCTTGTCGTTTGCTGTTGTCTTACCTCGCAATACGAGTCCATCTTTACCGATCGTGCCGTGATGAGTCTTCGTTCTTTGATAAATATCATTTTTATCTGCTGATTGCATTCTGCCGCCATGAACTTTTTGAACAGTGGTTGCTCTTGAGTATTCAAACGAGATAGAACCGTCACCCTGCTTTTTAAAAACAGGTTTTGAATATCCATTTTTTTTAGCAACATTTTCGAAACGTTTCATAACTGTTCGTTGCTCTGACGTTGTACCACTAGCAACACCTATTCCGCTCGAACTTCCTCTACCACCCATTTATCCTGGCTCCTTTCCATTTATCCTGAAACGCTTTTATGTGTACAATATTCCCCTTGCATTCGTCTGGAACATTGCCGTAAAACAATATAGTTTCCGGTCTAAGTTTTTCGCACATAACCTCATAACCTGATATGAATGCGGCTTTTGCAGCATTGTCATTCTGTGTTCCTATAGATGATACTGCCACCGTGCCACCCTTAGGTTCTCCGTCAAAACACCATTTGAATGACTTTTCGTCGCTCCAACATATAGTTGGAATAACTTCAATTCCGTTATCTTCCCAAAACGCACCGAGCCAATGCTTGCGGTAATGATTGTATATCTGCATTGCTGTCGGAAAATCAGCATATAGTGAAAAATCAGGAGTAAGGACACATCTGAAACCTTTGAGAATATCAAGATAGGCGGTCGGATTGTTCCAAAGCCTGAGAAATTGATAATCATCAAGAAAGAAATGTACTCCCTTATTCTGCCTGTTCTTTGTCGTCTTTGCATAATTAAAGCCAATAAGTTCAGGAAAATCTGTAATCTTTGAGCCTGTCAGCTGAGGTATATCATATTTACCTGCACCAGCATAAAAGCCGTGCTGTAAATTTTCATAGCGTTGTTTATTATTCAATTCAGCACCGCCTTTTTTTGTTTTCCAACGCAAAAGGCACCCCATAGGAGTGCCTCTTGTGAAAATATTATAAGGAGTTTTGTAAATGGTGGAGCAGATGTTGAGCTGGCACGCTCTCGACCTGCATACGGAGCTTTCGCCCCGTCGGACTTTTTTATGGAGGTCCGCAAATGTTTGCTTGCCTTATTGGCTATTGTAATGATATCATACTATGTACGTTCCTGCAAGTGGTATTGAGTGGTCTTGTGTGGTATATTTAATTTCTCACAGCCATTGTGAAACATTCTCAGCACCGTCTTGTAATCTCTGAAAATATAGTTGTGAGCTATCTTCTTCACCGATATGCCGTTGATGAAATACAGCTTGATTATCCTTGCAGTATCTATGGTTTCAGCTTCCTCATTGCAGAACATTTCGTCTATCTCAGACTGTATCTCCTGCGTGAGCCTTGCACGTTCTTCACTCAGTTCCTTTTGTTTCTCACCCTTGCAGGCATAACTCAGCATTGAGCTTTCAGCCGTGTTACCGGGCGTTCCTGCCGAACTGTCATTCTTGTCATAGCATACGGCTTTCCCATTCAGTATCCTTGCCCTGTTTTCTTCAAGATTGGCTATGAGCTTTGGTATCAGCTGATAGCGTGATATCTTTTCTTGTATTGTCAACCTTTATCCCTCCTCGATCATTCTTCCGCAAACAGGACAGAACTCAAAACGGACTTCCTTGCCGTCTGCACCAAGCTTTTCGCTCCACTCTGTCACTCCATTGCAGTATTCACAGCCTGCATATTCAGGTAAGTTTACGCCGTTATGTTTTGCAAGCCCCTCGTCGCAGAGTATCAGCTCCAGTGCCTGCAATGCGTATTTGAGCTTTTCTTCCTTGTCCTGCGTTTTGTTTATCTTCCAGACCGTTGTCTGCCCTCTGCGGATATTCTCCTGCATTATGCAGGCTTGCCTGAAAAACCTGCCGTTTCGCTCTTTACTGTGAAGATATTCCCGCTTGTATTCCGCCTGCTTGTCCTCGCATATCTCTTTTGACCAGCCCTCGTGCCTGTTCTTGTAGCCAAGTCTTGATAACTGTGAGAAATACTTATATTCCTCAGCAGGATACTCGTCATAGATAAGCCTGCCGTCTATTGCCATATCTTCATACCGTGCGAACTCTTCTTGTGACATTCTTTTGAAATCTGTTTTTATAGTTGATACCCCCTCTGTGACGGGTTGTGACGAGTTTATGCCGTTTTTCAAGAACTCTTTCTTTATATATATTCTTTTATCTTCTTATACGAAAGGTTAGAAAAACCCGTCAACCCGTCACAACCCGTCACATTTGCAATTATTTACACATTATTATCGAGATTTATGCCGTTAAAATATGCACCTGACCTTGTCTTTACTTTTTCAAAGCGTTTTGCAAGCTCCATACCGAACTTTGTTGAACTCATACGATATTCATTGTTCTGCTCAGCCCAGTTAAGATATGCCGCAAAAAGCTGACTTGACTTAACGCTCAGACCCTTGCCCACAGTACACTTATCCTCAACAAATGCAGAGATAACGTCCATTTCACGGCGGTACTCCCTCACTTCTTCAAGGACGGCACGAGGCATTTTAAGCCCCTCTTTCTGCCACAGCAGACAGCCCTCAACCGCCCAGCGGAATATGCCCGTAAGCTCCGCCGACAGCTTGTATTTCAGCCTGCGGTCTATCTTTTCTTCGGGTATCTGCACAGTGAAGGGTATCATATGTATCCTGCGCCATATGCCCGTATCTGTTCCTCTGATGACAGGCTTATGGTTTGTCGCCATCCAAAGCTTAAACTCAGGCTTGAACTCAAACTCGTCGCCGTAAAGCTTTCTTGCGGTAACAGTATCATCGCCTGTAAGCTGTTTGAGCAGACCCTCGTTGATACGAACGCCCTCGTTAGGCTCAACGCTTGTCACGAGCCTTGCTCCTTTGAGCCTTGCAATATCGCTGTTTATGGCGGTGCTCTGATTACTGCGCACCATAATAGTTTCAGGCTGGATATTTGCCGCATAGTCCCCGAAAATATCCCTTATGATATCAATGAAAGTTGACTTGCCGTTTCGTCCTGTTCCGTAAAGAAAGAACGCACATTGCTCGGTGGTCGAGCCAGTCAGGGAATATCCCACAGCTTTCTGAACGTATCTGATAAGGTCTTTATCCCCTCTGAAAATGTCGTCAAGAAATGCAAGCCAACGAGGGCAATCGGCATTCTCTGAATACTCAACGGCTGTCATTTTCGTCAGATATGTCATAGGGTCGTGAGGAGATATGCCGCCGCTTCGCAGGTCGATAACTCCACCCGGGGTATTGAGTACAGTTTTAAATCTGTCCATTTGAGCAGGCAGAACAGGAACGTGGTGCATGACCTCGCTTAGCATTGCGTTCTTTGATTTGTTAGAACGGCAGGACTTCATATGCTTTTCAAAAGCTTTCGCCATATCCGTTCCCTCGTCTGCGTCAAGCTGAGCGTACACCTTTGCCTCTGCCGCCATACAAGCCACAGCCTTATCAGCAAGGCGTTTAACCGTGCCTGTCATATCGGTACACCACTTTCTGCCGTCATACCAAAGCCAGCGTTTGTCTGTATAACAGTATCTCACCTGCTCGCCAAAAAGGTCAACAAAGCGTTCTGCATTGCCTGTATCGTCAAATGAATAAAGTCTTGGCTTGGTTTCTTCCTGCTCTACAGCACCCACAGAAATCGGCTCAGAGGGTGACTTGAAGTTAAGAGAAAATCCCTCTGCGAACTTTGGCGAATAGGTCTTGTCGCAATCTGCAATGGCTTTCTGAATGGTGAGTGCGCCATAGGTCGAACCGCTTTGCGCCCTGTCCCACTTTTCACGCATAAGACCTGAGGAGCGGAATATCATATCCATTTTCTCTGCGTCACAGCCTGTCCAGAAGGCAAGCATTGAGCAAAACGCCATATCAGCCTCAGACTGAGAGGTATATCCTGCGGTTCTGCCGCTGTAGAGAGAAACGAACTTTCCTCCGTTCTTTGCACCTGCCGCAGCTTTGATTATCTGGTCTGCGGTGTCAAGTCTGACAGCAGGAACAGCCTTTGCCACAGGCTCGTGACCGCCTCCTATGTACTTTTCGTGCAATGGCTTTATGCTGTCGGAACACTCTGCGATACTCTCATATTCTGAGCAGGAGTTGCCTGTCATAACGAAAAATCTGCCGTCCTCATACATCTCAACTGAGTCTTTGCGTCTGCCACGCTTTGGGAGCGTTCCTCTGCATATGATATGTATGCCCTTGCCCGATTGAGATATCTCAGTATAGCTTTGCAGGGTGGAGATAAATTCGGATATGATGTTGCCGTTCTCTCCCCTTTGGTATGCCTCAAGCTCCTCCTCTTTGCCGTCAATGTCAACACCGAAATACGGACAGCCGCCGAACATAAATCCTATGCCCGAATGTTTTTCTGAGGCTCTCACCGCCGTATCGAAATCGCACCAAGTAGAGGGGTTATTTGACATAGCCCCTCCGCCGGTAAGTGCGTTTATCGGCACTTTCTTTATCTTCCCTCTCTTTTCATCAGGCACAGCGTCCCAGCATATCCAGTTTGGCAGGGCTTTAAGCTCCTGCGGTATTTGTTCGTACATATATCCAACTCCTAACATAAATTTTGAAAAGTCAAAGCCTTTCACTTATCCCCGAAAAACACCACTTTTGTTGCATAAAAAATACAACAATTGCAGAAATGTTGCCAAATTAAAATATAAATCATTTGTTTGCACAAAATATCATCTGCGTTTTTATGCAAAAGCACTATGACTTTTCGCTTTTCTCAGAAATCAGAACGGCACGCCGTCATCTGTAAGCACGTCCTCAAAATCTTCAAGGGAGCCTATGGCGCTGTCAGCCTGCGTATTTGTCTTAGGCGTTGCAAAGCCCGTCTGCTTAGTCGCAAAGCTGTCCGCCGTTGGTGCAGAGGATTTAAACTTATGCTTGCACTCAGGATACTTTGTAGGGTTGACAAAATTAATGCGTTCCTGCTCCTTGCCGTTCCATTCCTCGTGCGTGAGATCTACCCTTATGCACTTGTTCAGCAGGTCGGTGCAGTATGCTTTAAGGCTGTCATACTCCTTGCCGTCAGGAAGCTTAGCCGCCTTGCCCATTGCCATAAGCTGAGCAAAGTTGTAGCCCTCCACCTGCATATCGTTCTCGTTAGGCTCGTGCTTTTTCCATATGGTGTGGAACAGGCAGGAGTTGCCGTATTTCTGTCCCTGCACGTCATTTCTGATGACGAGAGTGAAGTTAAGACCCACCGAGCCTTTCTTTGTTGTGCGTTCCTCGATAGCGGTTATGATGCACTCGTAATCGCCCTCAGGCTTTAATCCGTTCTGAAATGCCTCTGATTGATTTGACTTAAATCCCATTTTTTATTCCTCCATTAGTAAATTTACTGCGTCCTCTGCTGAGCGGCATATTCCTGCCAATGCTCCGCACTCACGCATTTTTGTTATGAACTTCTTCTGCTCAGGACGAACTCGCCCCGACTTTGTTTTAACTTCGATAAAGACAGCTCTGCCGTCCTTATGCCTTACGCCGAACAGGTCTGAAAAACCTTTCGGCACGCCTGTGGTGAAATATCTGCCGTCAACTGTCCTGCCCTCGCCCACGTTCACACGAAAGACAGTGCAGTAGGGCGATACCGCACAGCGTATCTCGTTTTGTATCCTGTGTTCTTCCGTCAACCTATAAGCCCCCTTTGCCTTGCCTGATAATACGCCCAGCCTGATTTGTAGCCGTGACTTTTCGCATACTGCAAAAGTTCGGGATAGGTATGACAATCGGCAGGACTTGAAAAGTCAAGCTTAAATCCCTCCACCTTTACAAGCCCCACGCTGCTGTCTGTTTCAAGCTTTCTCTCGGCTGTGGGAAACTCATATCCGCAATGAGGACAGCATATTTTCATCCCCGCAGGAGGAGCGGAGAAAGTATAGAAACATTCGGGGCATTGTTTCACCTTGTCGCTCTGCTCCTGCTTTTTATGCTGAGCTTTAGGCTTTTTCTCCAAGCTCCACTGCCTGTCATCGTCAGGCATACCAAACCTTGCATAGTTGCCAACGTGGTCGATTATGACGGCCCTTTTATCGGGACGATAACGCATACATCTCATAGCCTGCTGAATGTAAAGAGTGAGGCTCTTGGTAGGTCGCAGGAGTATGGCACACTCGCAGTCGGGAACGTCAAAGCCCTCTGAGATAAGGTCAACGTTGCACAGCACAGTTATATCTCCCCTGCGGAAAGCTGAGATAATGCTGTCACGCTCGCTCTTAGGAGTAGAGCCGTCAATGTGTGCCGCCTTTATGCCGTTGTCATTAAATACATCTGCCGTCCGCTGAGAATGTCTGACGGAAGCACAGTAGCAGACCGCTTTTTTGCCATTTGCTAACTGTTTGTAATACTTTATGACGTCGCCGAAAACAGTGTTTTTCACCATAGCTTTCTCAATCTCCGCCGCCATATATTCCCCGTGAGAAACGTGAAGCCCTGTAAGGTCGGCAACGTCAGGAGCATAGTAGTCATAAGGTGCAAGACAGCTGTTATCAATAAGCCATTTTGCGGATACGCCAACGATAAGCTTGTCGTTCACGTCACCAAGCCCGTCACCATTAAGGCGAACAGGAGTCGCTGTAACGCCCACTCTCGGCACGTCTGAAAAGTATTCGTATATGCGTTTGTAGGACTGAGCAAGGCTGTGATGATTTTCGTCAGTTATGATAAGTGCAGGCCTGGCAAGCTTTTTAAGCCGTCTTGTAATAGTCTGCACCATACCCACCTCGCAGAGTTTCATATCAACGCCCCAGCGAATAAACGTCTTTTTTATCTGCTCCACAAGCTCACGGCGGTGGACGAGAAAAAGCACTCTCTTGCCGTTAAAGGTCGTTCGCCTAGCCATTTCAGCCACTATGCAGGACTTTCCTCCACCGCAAGGCAAGACTATGCAGGGTGCTTTATAACCTGCACGCCAAGCCTGCCTTACCTGCTCCACCAGCTCATTCTGATACGCTCTCAGCTTCATTGGACTTCGCCGCCTTTACCCTTTTCAGAACGCATTTCATACAAAGCTGTTTGCCATAATTCTTCATCGAGCCGTCTATTATCTGCTGAACAGTACGCTTGCCGTCTGACATTATCGTCTTTCCGCACTCTGAGCAGATATGTTCGTCTGCAAGATGATAGTATGTCCTCAGCGCTTCATCAACAAGTTTCAGATCGTTGCTTATGTACATACTGTCGAACAGCCCGATAGGACTTTTGCAGGTGTCAGTGCCGTCCGTCTGAGTTGCGAAAAGATACTTGCCGTCAACCACAACAGTTTTAAGCACAGTTGTGAACATACCCTCGACAGTTATCTTCTCATCAAGCAGCTTGCCGATAGTTTTAGCTTTCTGCCTGCCGTCCTCGCCTGTATCAAGGTGATTGAGAAAATACACGATAACGTCTTCGGGAAGCATTTCAACGCTTCTCACAAGCTCCCAGAAATTCTTTGCAATGTCAGTGAACTTCTGATAGCCCGTTTCCTTTGCACGGCGCATAAACTCGTTCACCATAAGATACTGACTATCGTCAACGGCTATGGACTTTGCCGTCTGAGCTTTCATAAAGCGTTCTATCTCACCGTAATTGTCAGTATGTATCGTTGACTTAAACTGTGTGCGGAACGGAAGCTGTTTTCCATTCACGTTCACAAGTGCAAGCTCGTCCTCTTTGAAATTTCTCAGGGAAGCAGATTTGCCGCTTCCCGAAAAGCCTAATACAAGTATCGCAAGTCCCATTCTCTTTTCCTCCTTATCTTATGGTCAGTCCCGGTCTGCGGACAACTGCCGCATATGGTATCTCTCTGCCTGCCTCGATAGCCGCCTTGACAGCCGTCTTGCTTATGTCAGGATCTTTGTATTTCAGCAGGCTGTCATCATTGACCTTTGCCCACTCCACAAAGGCTTTCGGGTCTGTTATCTCGGTGCTTTCCCTGCCCTTTGTTATGCTTATCTTAGCCATAACGCCCTCTATTTTGTTAAGGTTGACCCTCTGCATACTGTTCATAAGATAAGCTTTAAGGCTCTCTGCCTGCTTGACCTTCTGCTCACGTCTTGCTTTGAGGGCTTTCTCCTCTGCTTCAAGCATTTTCGCCTCGCTGCTCAGCACCTTGACATAAGCTGCAACGTTTTCTGCCTTGTCTGTAAACTCAGCCTCAACGCATTCAAGGGTATCAAACCACACCTTTTCAGCCTCAGCCTTTTCCTCTGCCGTAAGCTCGGCATTTTCCGTCATATCCTCAAGGCTGTCAAAAAGCCTCTGAAAATCGTTTGTAAGCTCATAAAGTTTCATTTTTATACCTCCAGTGTTGAATTGATTATATCCGCAAGCTGTCTTGCTTTCTGTGTGAAAAGTCCGTAATTGTCGCTGTCATTATGCTCGTTCACAAAGTCCACGAGCCTTGTTACGCTGTCAACAGCGGTGGAAAGATAAGCCTTGAATATGGCTTTATCGTCCTGCACGGGGGCGGTATCCACCTTTCCCGCAAGCTTTTTCTCATACTCAGCCTTAGTTCTGTCAAGCTCTTCACGAAGCTGTGAAAGCTTGTCCTGCTTATCCTTTTCAGCCTGCTCAGCTTTCTGCAAAAGCTCTCTGCGGTCTTTCAGGCTGTCTTCTTCAAGCTTTGAATATTTTTCCGACCAGTCAAGGTCAACACGCCGCATAGCGTCTTTAAGGTTTGCCACCTCTTTGCTGTCCGTTTCCACAGCTACCTCGATAGGACGGCTCTCAAGCTCCTTTATCTCGGCTTCAAGCTGTGTTACCTTATTTTTCATTTCAAGCACCTTTTTATCCGCCATAAAGACCTGATGGCTTGCCTCTGCATTTGACTCCATGGCTCTGTCACGCTCGTTCTGCAAAATATCTATTTTTGCTTTGAGCTCCTTGACAGTAGTGCTTTCAAGGTCGATATTTTCGGCAAGCTCTGTTCGTTCTTCATCGGAAAGCTTAGCAAGAAGTGTCAGCTTTTTAACTCCGATCTGTAAACTCGAGTTTACAAAATCCTGCGGTAATTTTTCAGCCACTCTAATGTAATTGTACACATTCATTCTTGAAAAACCTGTTTCCTTTTCACAGTAATCTCCAAAATCGGAGTACCCAAGCTCCTTGTAAAGCCTGCTGTCCCTCATTTCCTTAAAGCCCATACACATATCGTAAAGGCTCTGCTGTGCAAGCTGAGCTGAGGTCTTTATCCTGCGGTCAAGCTCAGCCGCCTTGATATATTCTGCCGATAGTTCGTTCATGCTGTTTTACGCTCCTTTCGTTTCTCAGCGAACACCCTGTCAAGATACCGCTGATACTTCTGTTCAAAGTCCTTTATCTCCTGCGGTTTGTCCTCGCCGCCGTTTTGTACCACGTTGTTCCTATACCCTCTGCACTGCACGATACCGCCGTATTGGTTCACCTCAACAGTATAGTAAGGCTTGTTAGGCTCAGAGGCTTTCCGCAGAAACATTATGCTGAGTTTCCCCATAGCATGGCGTTCTGCATATCCGCCCACACAATGGGAAAGTATCCTGCCCTCGTCCTCTATCTCTTTCAAACTGTGGGGCTGTCTGACAAGCAAGCCGTCTGCCGAAAATTCAAGGCAGACACGCTCTGCAAGCCTTTTTGTGAAGTTCTGCAAAACAAGCTCGTCATGCTCATAGTTGATGATTTGAGTGAGTCTGTTGTGCATTGTCCAGAAATCGTGTGGCAACGCTATCATTGTATCGTGAATGTTATACTCCAGCGTTTCGCACTGCTCCAGATAGTCGCTGTAATCAAGAGGTGTCATTTCCTGCTCGTGTATGTATCGTGCCACCCTTTGCGGTGTAAGACCTGTTATCCTCACAAGACGTTCAAGAGTGCCGTGTTCGTTCTTAAAGACCTTTGCTATATTCAGTAAATCTTCTGGTCTGAGTTTTGGATATTCCTCACGATAGTCAAGATACTGCTCCCACAGCTGTTCGCTGCCTTTGAGTGTCTTGAACTCCGTCTTGTTTAGTCCGAGCATTTTCAGCAGGTCATTACTTTTCCAGTTCACACGCTGAGAGAGCAGGAACTTTTCCTGATATCCCCACCAACCTGTGTATCTCACGCTTGTTACGTCATAGCCTTGTTTCATAAGATACTCAAGATTAGGGTGCTTGCAATATGCGTGAAGATAGCATATAAGCATATTGCCGTGATAATGCTGATGTTGACTATAACGCATATCCGATTTGTCTATGGCTTTGACGTTCAGCACCGAATAGGAATTATCATAGTTATATCCCATACAGCACTTGCAAAAGACAGGCTCACGGAAGTCATTACGCACCGACCAGTTAATGCCGTTATCACTGCCGTATCTCACCGAGCCGTCACGGGCGAACACATACCGCTGTCTTTCCACAAGGTCACCCGTTGAGTATCGGTGAAAGCAACGTGCAAAAAGCTCAGCACCCCTTGTGAGGAACACCACATAATTCTTAGCACCTCTGCCTTTCATCTTATCCATAAGCTCTTTATCCACCGCAGGAAAGCAGTAGATAAGAGCCTCTTTTCTTGTCTTTTTCATACTGCTACCTCAGAAGTCAAGCAAGCTGTCAAGTGACAAGCTGACAGGCGGTTTTGCTGTTTCTTCGCTGTCCGAGCCGTCGCCCAGGTCGATAGTCATATTGAAATGAACGTCCGCACCCTTGAAGTAAAATCTTACAGCTCTGCGGTAGACCTCGATATCCGAGATACTTCCCCCTGCACCCTTAACAGCGTTTTCTGCACACTCAGCGAAAGTCCTGTCCGTCTGCAGGACCGCCTGAGCGAACTCCTCGTTCTGCTCACAGAAAGTTTTGAGGACCTCAAGAGTAGGCTTTGCGACCGCCTGCGCATACTTGCCAAGCTTAGCGGCAGACAGCTCCTGCGACAGCTTGTCCTGAGCTTTCTTTGCGTTAATGTTCATTGCCGTCACCGCCTCTCAACTTTTCAAGCTTATCCCTTGTGCTGCATATCTTTCCATACGCCTCGCCAATGTCAAAGGCTCTATGTTCTCGCTCAGACATTACTTCATAGATATCAATTATATCTTCACAAGCTTCATCAGCAGTTTTGTATGCTTGACAAATCTGCTCTTTTGTGCTATCATCAAGGTGTGTTGAATTGATATTTTTCAATATCTCTGAGCTTGTGCTGTTGGCAGACAGTGCAGGCTCGTTTTCTTTTATGTAACGGGTAAAATATACGCCGCATTTATAAAATCTTTTACCAAGCGAACATTGTGTGCAGTTCATATTTCCGTCAGTGCAAACCTCCACCGCCTTTTCAAACTCCTCTTTCGTTATCATCGTTATCCTCCTCTTTCTCAAAACCTTTCTCCCAGTGCCTATCCGCCACGCTCAGCACAAGATACATCACTACATCTATCCCTGCAAGCACGGCTACTGTTATCAGCAGTATTCCTACAATGTTCATTACCACTTTCCTTTCATTTCAACTTCGACCTTGACTATGGGTCTGCCTGCTTCTCTCACTGCACGCTTAATGCTCTCCTCTGCTTCCTCGTAGGCAGTTTCTTTTACGCTTACATACCACCTGTACGCTACATACATTGTAAGCACCACCAAGAGCGCTACCGCTGCGGCACATCTGATTATCTCTAGTACGGCTATCATTTTCTCACGTCCTTTCCGTAAAGCGTGCGGAGCTTTTTAAGCCTTTTCTCGAAGTTGTCGATATCAATGCCCCACACCTCGTAGGCTATCTCGGTATTGACCGAGTGTGGCAGCCATGACTTCACGCCACGCTTTGCCATTTCTTCCTTAACAGCTTTCTTGATCTTGATAGTCTGCGTTTCACCTGTGCCGAACAGTTCCTTGATATCCGAATTGGTTATTTCGGGCTTTTCATAGTACAGCCGCACTGCTATTTCAATGTCAGGTGACCTCATTTAGTCCACCTCCTCGATAGTCAAGACATTCTCACGAGAGCTAATACTTGCCTTTGTCAGAGCCTCGTACTGACTCTTTGCAGCTACTGTGAACACCCTTTTATCATGAAACTGGTCTATTGTTGTGACTTTGTACAGTTTCATACCTTTGTACCTCCTCATTGTGTTTTCTGTCATTTCTGCTTCCAACGAACATATCCGGCAAACATTGCTAGTTATCATGAGTGACAACGGAACTGTGTTGTCAAGCCCTGCAAGCGTACATATACCGAATGCAAGTGGACTTGCTAGGCACAATGCAATGCCAAGATAATAGGCTATCTTTTTTAAATTCAACGTTTATGCCTCCAAATCTTCAAAGCTTATTTGTGCAGTATCTTCACCAACCCACCACTTAAATACATCTGTTCCTGTTTTCCAAGACGTTGGTTTTCCCATTGCTACTCTCCGTTCAACCATTTTGTCAAACGCTCGTATATATGCTTGCTTGTACTTCGGGTACCGTTGAAACTCTGCATGCTGATGTCTTGCCGCAATAGGGCAGCCGATGCAGCCTACACGATTAAATCCACAGCTATATAGCGGATTAATTTCGCAGCCGTAGTGATGAAGAAAATCCCATACATCATTGTCATCCCAATCCACTATCGGGTTTATCATCGTTTTCTGCTTTGCATAGCAGTGTTCGACCAAACGTCTGGCATTGTCGTTATCATTGTTCAAGATGATACCGCCTTTTGGTGAAACATGATATTCAGCACCTATCTTGTCCGCAAATTTTTGCGTATGCTTTGGCTTGTTGAGTACCTGAACGACACCTGAATTGTTTTTACGATTAGAACTTTCAGCCCAGCGAACACCAGTTATCAGCACCTTGCCGCTACCCGAACGTTCTTTGAGTTCATCACAACAGTATCTCAAAAGACGTGTTGGCGGCATTAGCTTTTTAACGATCAGGTTCCACATTGTAATGTGATTACCGTCATTGTCATAGGCTTTTTCTATGCGAATGTCGGGCTGTGATTTTATGTATCTCATAGTTTCGGGTGCATCAACAGTTGTCAAATTGTGTACCGCTTCAAATTTAACTCCTGCAAGCTGTGCTAATATCTTGATACAATCACTGTCTTTTCCACCACTGTAAGCAAGTCTATAGCCGTCAGCAGGCTCAAAAGCTTTCAAACGAGCTATCGCCTTTTGCTCCTTAAGCTTGTCCATTAGTTCACCTCTCATTTTCTGTCCGTTCAATCGGACTGTTAGCTGTTGACATTTTCAGCGTTCTGAGTATAATTAATGTCAAGGACTTCATTGATAGCCGCTTCAATCTTGTTTGACTTTATCTCACCCGTCATTATCTTATACAGGTTTGATGTGTCGAGATAAGTTTCAGGAAGAAGCTTCTTGACTTCCTCAATGAGCCACTTCTGTGTCTTGTTGAGCTTAACAAGTCGCACCTTGACTTCCACGCCGTACTCAGTCAGCGGTCTTTTACGTTCACTAATAATTAACACCACCTTTGCATAATATTCACACTAATATGTGTTTTACATATTGACAGTTACGTTTAAATGTAATATAATATATTTACCAGATACAAATATTACGCTCTTGCGTATTGCCTTGACTGTATTATATTACACTTTTGCGTAATTGTCAAGTGAAAATTACTCTTTTGCGTAATTTTGTTATATTACACAAATTATGAGGTGTAACT